ATCCTTGTTGATCAGCTGAACCATGCGCGCCTCGAGGCTTCCCTCGACGCGCTCGGTCGGCGTGGCCGCGTCCCAGCCGTCGCGCCGCTTCCACGAATGCACCGTCGCAGGCTTCTCGTTAAGCAGCTCCGCGATGCGCGCGATGCGCCACCCCTGCCAGTAGAGGTTGCGCGCATGCGTGCGTGGAGACTCGATCGTGTCCGGGAGAGAACTCATGCAGGCAGCGTACCCGTGCGCCTCGCGGCGCCCCTGCAGCGTGGAGCGGTAAGCGCAGCGCCTTACCCTCCGCGCGCGTTGTCGCCGCGAGCGTCAGCGTCGAACCTGATCACGACACAGAAATCAGGCATTTGCCCGAGGATTGACGGCCATGGCGAAGAAGTTCCGCGTAGCGACCGAAGGGGCGACCACTGACGGTCGCAAGCTTGCTCGGGAAAGCCTCGAGCAGATGGCGAAGAGCTACGACCCGAAGCGCTACGGCGCCCGGGTCTGGCTCGAGCACATGCGCGGCATGTTCCCCGATGGCCCCTTCGCGGCGCTCGGCGACGTGCTCTCGCTGTCGACCGGCGAGATCAAGGACGGCACGGACTCCGGCAAGGTCGGTCTCTACGCCGAGATCGAGCCGACCGAGAAGCTCAAGGAGATCAACCAGCAGCGCCAGAAGATCTACTCGAGCATCGAGGTGGACCCCGAGTTCGCGGACACCGGCGAACCCTACATGGTCGGCATGGCCGTGACGGACTCGCCGGCGAGCCTCGGTACCGAGATGCTCCAGTTCTCCGTGCAGCAGGGCGAGAACAGCCCGCTCGCGGCGCGCAAGCAGAGCGCGCACAACGTGTTCACCGCAGCCGCCGAGGTCGACTTCGACTTCTCTGAGGAGGAGCAGCCGGGCGGCGACAAACCGAAGCTGCTCGACAACGTGAAGGCCATGTTCAAGCGGCACCGCCAGACGGGCGACGCCCAGATGCAGGCCTTCCGCGACGACGTCGAATCGACCCTCGAACTGTTCGTGAAGGAAGCCGGTGAGCTGCGAGCCGAACTCGACAAGCGTCCGACCGCGGAGCGGTTCGACCAGCTCAAGGCCGACCACGACAAGCTGCAGAAGGATTTCTCCGGGCTGCACAGCCAGCTCGACCTGACCCCGGACACGCCGGGCCGCGAAACGGCGACCGGCCAGGACGGCGCAGTCGAGACCGACTGCTGATTCGCAGCCCTGCACCGACCGCACCGATAGAGACTTGACTCAAAGAGGCCAGCGTCATGCGTAACGACACCCGCATCGAGTACGAGCGATTCACCCAGCGCGTGGCGCAGCTCAACGGCGTCTCGGATGCAACGAAGACATTCGCCGTCGAGCCGAGCGTCCAGCAGACGCTGGAACAGAAGATCCAGGAGTCGAGTTCCTTCCTCGGCCGGGTCAACGTCATCGGCGTGGACGAGCTCAAGGGGCAGAAGCTCAAGCTCGGCACCTCCGGCCCGATCGCCGGGCGGACCGACGTCTCGGCGAACGACCGCCAGACCCGGGACCTGTCGGACCTGACCGGAGAGGACTACGAGTGCCGCTTCACCGAGTTCGACACGCACATCCCGTACGCCACGCTCGACGCCTGGGCGAAGTTCCGCAACTTCCAGACGATGCTGCGCAACGCCATCGTCCGCCAGCAGGCGCTCGACCGGATCATGATCGGGCTCAACGGCACCTCGGCTGCCACGGCGACTGACCGCGGCGCCAACCCGCTGCTCGAGGACGTCAACATCGGCTGGCTGCAGGCCTACCGGAACAACGCCCCCGCCCGGGTGATGACCGAGGGTGCGAACACCGGCGTGATCCAGGTCGGCCCCAGACGGCGACTACGCCAACCTCGACGCCCTGGTCTACGACGCCGTCAACGAGCTGATTGAGCCTTGGCACCGCGAGTCGACCGACCTGGTCGCCATCTGCGGCCGGAAGCTGCTCGCCGACAAGTACTTCCCGCTGGTCGACCAGGACCACAAGCCGACCGAGCACCGCGCGCTGGACATGATCATCAGCCAGAAGCGCATGGGCGGCCAGCAGGCGGTCCAGGTGCCCTTCGTGCCCGATGGCGCGATCCTGGTCACCACGCTCGACAACCTCTCCCTCTACTTTCAGCGCGAGGGGCGCCGCCGGCACGTCGAGGAGAGCCCGAAGCGCAACCGGATCGAGAACTACGAGTCCTCGAACGACGCGTACGTGGTCGAGGATTACGGCGCCGGTTGCCTGGTCGAGAACATCTCGATCGGCGACTTCAGCGTATAACCGGAGCAGCGATCGATGACGAGTCCAGCCCGCCGCCACTTTCAGCGTGTCACGGCCGCCCGCGAGGCGGCCGGGGCCGGTTCCGAGCCCATGACCGGCGATACCTACCAGCTGATGCAGGCATCGCTGATGGAAGACCGGCGGCGGCTCAAGGACATCCAGAGCATCGAGCGCAAGATCGAGGTCAAGCGCGAGCTGTTGCCGAAGTACGACGACTACGTCGCCGGCGTGCTCGAGTCCGGCCAGGGCGCGCAGGACGATGTCCTGATGACCTGCATGGTCTGGGCGTTCGACGTCGGCGCCCTGCCCGCGGGTCTCGACGTCGCCGAGTACGCGCTCGCGCACGACCTGACGCCCCCTGACCACTACGAGCGCGGCACGGCCGCCATCGTTGCGGAGGAAGTCGCCACGGAGGCGCTGCGCCAGCTCGGCGGCGAGGACGCCGACGCCGAATCGCTGGTCCCGCTGCTCGAGCGGGCGCGTGACCTGACCGAAGGCGCGGACATGCACGACCAGATCCGCGCCAAGCTGCACAAGGCCTCCGGCTACGCCCTCTGGGGCGCCGGCCGCGGCGAGGATGCGCTCGAGCACCTGCAGCGGGCGCTCGCACTGGACGAGAAGGTCGGCGTGAAGAAGGACATCGAGAAGCTCACGCGAGACCTCAAGAACGCGGGCGGTCAGTCCGAGGGCTGACCCGCCACACCGAGTCGGCCACCCCGACGTCGGGCGGCGCGGCGCACCACACGTTTTCGCTCTCTCCCCGTGTGATGCGCCGCCCACCGCCCTCTTACGGGAGGCTTTGGGGGAAGGATGAGCTTCGTCGTCGCCGGAAATAGCAACGCCGAGGCGGGGGGGGCCATCGAGAACAACGGCTTCTGGCCGGGCGTCGACCCCGCCGATTTCCGCGCCACCACGCGCGTGGACACCACCATCACCGAAGAGCGCGTCGCCGGCGCCCTGCGCGCCGCGATGATCGACACCAACGATCGCCTGCGCGACTGGCAGGCCGACCAGGTCGCCGCCGGGCACGCCTCAGCGGGCGATGTGCCCGAGCCGAGCCACCGGCCCGCCGGATCGATCACCGCCCTGTATCTCCGCGCCGTCTACGCGCTGGCGAAGGCGAACCTGGTCGAGCGGTACCGCGACTACGACAGCGCCGGCAGTGAGAGCGAACGCGTCGAGGACCTGACCCCGACGATCGACGACTACCGCCGCGACGCCGCCTGGGCTATCTCCGACCTGATCGGGCGCAATCGCTCGACGGTCGAACTGATCTGATGCCCGAGCGGGTCGTGCACGCGCAGCAGGGCGACACGGTCGACCTGATCTGCAGCCGGCACTACGGCCAGACGGCCGAGATCACCGAGCGCGTCTACCGCGCCAACCCGGGGCTGTGCGAGCTGGGGCCGATCCTGCCGATCGGCACCGCCGTCCGGCTGCCCGATGTCGAGCCGCAACCGCAGCGCGCCAGCGTGCAGCTCTGGGAGTAACGGATGAGCGAAGAGGACAGCGTGACGGTGCGTGAACCTACCTTTGCCGAAATTGCCCATCGACAGGAACGAATGGAGCGCGAGCAGCGGGACCAGTGGCAGCAGATCCACGCGACCCGCGATCGCGTGGCGGCGGCCGAAGCCGGAATGGAACGGCTCTGGGGCGAGCTGCATGCGTTCCGGACCGAGTCGCGCGAAGACGCGAGACAGGTCACCGAAGCGATCGGCAACCTCGGGCAGAGCCTGTCGAATAAGGCGGACGTCAGACACGGACAACTGGCGGCGCCAAGTCGATGAGGCGCTGCTCACGCGAGAGGGCAGCCGCCGTCTGGCGCGATGGCTCCTCGGGCTCGGTATCCCCGCGATCGCGGCCATTGCGACCACTGCCTACTACCTCGGCGAGATCCTGTGATGGAAGTGATCCAACGCCACCTGTCGGATGGATTCAACGACTACGAGATCAAGCCGGAGGGCCTGCTGGTCCACTACGTCTCGGCCCGCTACACGATGCCCGACGACCCGTACAACGTCGACGAGATCATCCGGATCCTCGCCGAGTACGGGCTCGGCTATCACGACCTGCTCCCACGCGAAGGCGGCGTGATCGAGCTGGTGCCGGCACCGCTGCGCGCCTGGCACGCCGGCGAGTCCGTGTGGAAGGGCCGCACCGACTGCAATTCCTGGATGCTGGGTGTAGCGCTGATCGGAATGCACGGCGAGCCGTTCACCGATCGCCAGTACGACGACCTCGCGCAACGCACCGCCCGCCACGTAGCACGGTTCCCGATCCGGCGCGAGAACGTGGCAGGGCACGAGGACGTCGCACCCGACCGCAAGAAAGACCCCGGCCCGTCATTCGACTGGGACCGGTACGAGTCGTCGATCGCCGGACTGTGGAGACCGTGATGCTGACCGATCCGATCTGGTGGGTCCTGGTGGCGCTGGGCATCGCCGCCAACTTCGTGCTCGCACTCAAAGAGGCCAAGGAAGCCGCCGGCGTGTTCGTGGGCCCACTCGCCTACATCCGAGGGCAGCCTTACGCCGTGATTCTGGGTCTGCTGGGCGGGATCGGCGCCGGTTTCTGGATGGCCTCCGACGTGGAGGCGGCAAAATGGGGCCTCGCCGCGGGCCTTGCTGGTACCGGCTTCTTCGAGCGCATCGCGAAGAAGAAGGCACCGTAGATGCAGCGCAAAATCCTCATCCTCGTGGCCTTCTTCCTGACCGTCGGCGCCGCGTTCTGGGGCGGCAAGCTCTGGGGTTGGAGCGCCGCCGAGGCCGAAATGGCCGAAGCGCGCGAGGAAGCGATCCGGGATGCCGTCGCCCAGGACCGCCGGGAACGCGCCCGCGCCGACTTCAATGCGCAGGAGCGCGAGCGCAAGCGGCTGCAGGAACTGCGATCGCGCGTGGCGGACCTGCAGGCAAAGAACCGACGTGCGCGCGAGTGGCAATCGAGCCAGGCCGCCCAGCGCGAGTGCTTCCCGCCGGATGCGCTGAAGATCTTCCGGAGCTACTGATGCGAGCGATTCTCTGCGCGCTGCTTGGGCTCGCCGTCACGGCATGCGCCCCGAAACCGACGGTGCTGCCGCCGTCGCCCGACACCTACCCGGCCGCGCCGGAACGATTGCTCGACCCGGCCAACTGCCCGGACGCAGATCCAGACGGCGAAGGTGTGCTGCACGATCCGGCTGACGGCACCGCCGGGGCGGTGCTCGACGCGCGCGGCCGCAACGGCGAGATGTACGTCCGATGCCGCGCCGCGTTCGAGGGCCTCGTCGACCACGAGCGGGAACGCATGCGCCGCCAGCGCGAAAAGGCGATGGAGGGAAGCGGCGAATGAAGAAGCTCACCAGCCTGCGCCAGTACCTGATCGACGCCTGCCCGGCTCTGCAGCGGGATCCGGACCAGCTGATCACCCTGATCGATTCCGGCAGCGTCCGGTTCCACGTCGGCGAGAGCCTGTCGCACCTCTACGACTTCCGCGCCAGCGTCATCCTGACCGAGTTCGGCGCGGACGTGGACACCGTCACCCTGCCGCTGCTGCACTGGCTGTCGATCTACCAGCCCGACCTCCAGCCGGAGGAGGCCATCACGTTCGAGAGCGAGATCCTCAAGAACGACAAGGTCGACCTCCTGATCACCGTGCAGCTCACCGAACGCGTGACCGTCGCGCAGAACGAAGACGGACACTACGTGGCGACCCACCATGAGGATCCGCGCGAGATTTACGAGTACGGCCCGACGCCCTGGGATCTGCACGCCACCGACGAGACCGCGGACGAGACCGACGTCTACCAGGGCGGGGACGGCTAAGGCCGCGCCATGGACGACGACCTGCAATCCCTCGAGGATTGGGCGACCCCGCTGCTCGAGCGCCTCAATGCCAGCGAGCGGCGCGGGCTGATGCGCAAGATGGCCACGGAGCTGCGCCGCAGCCAGCGCGAGCGCATCCGTGACCAGAAGAACCCGGACGGCAGCGCCTACGAGCCGCGCAAGCGCCTGCGAGGCAAGTCCGGCAGCATCCGTCGCCGCGCCATGTTCCACGAGCTGAGCAAGGCCCGGTGGCTGAAGGCGAAGGCCACCACGGACAGCGCCACCACCGGATTCTTCGGCCGCGTCGCCAGCATCGCAGCCGTGCACCAGTACGGCGAGCGCGACAAGGTCGACCCCAACGGCCCCGTCTACCACTACCCGCAACGGAAGCTGCTCGGGTTCAGCGATCGCGATCGCACACTGATCCGCGACCTGCTGATCGACTATCTCGGACGGTAAGGGCAGCGTCTTACCCTCCGTTATC